AATATTAACCAGGGGAGCATTCACTACTAGACGTTCAGGTATAGTTCCTTTCAATACTGCGGCTGCATTAACAGGGTTCAGATTAGCAAAACTCTGCGCATCAGGCCCCATTACTGCTTCTATTTTTACATTCCCGCCATTACTGGGCCTAATAGCTAGAAAGAGATCCTTGTAACCAGTCATGTCCAGGGGCCAAGTTCCATCTGCATTAACATCAGGCGTTAAAATCGTTCCACCATTGGCTATTGCTTCGTCAATATGAAAAGCAATAAAGTCCTTATCACTACTCTTGGCTCCTTTCCAGTCTCCCTTTTCGTCTACAAAGCCAGTATCCAGGACAGGTTGAACATATTGTGGAACTTCAATAGTTCCGTCTACTGTTGCGGACTCAATACCTGCTTCCCTGGCTAAAGACCAAGGAGCTAGACCTCTCCTATTGCGTACCATGCTAACCTATTGGAAAACTAAGGTAACTGATGCTTGAGCAGATCCTACATCTACGTCCATCGCTACTGCGATACTTACCTGGTTAGATCCAACTACAGATATGGATGTATCCAAGGTCATAGGTAGATTTGTCATACCGTTTGATGCGGTTGATCCATCTACGCCCTGGGAACCTATTGTTATGGTTTCCTGACCTGAACTAAGACCATCTCCTGAGAGTTGCATTGCAAATGTTGCAGCCCCATTAGTTGCGCTATCTGTACTGATACTTGCTATGATGCCAACTATGGAAGTGGCTGAAGCAGGTACCTGCACTGATGCAGTTGTCGATTGGCCATATAACGAGCCTAGTGAACTAAAAGTATCACTCGCAGTTATAGGACCTTCCCTCGTACGATAAAATGCCATAATGTAATACCTATTCAGGCCCTCGCTACTACAGGACCGATCCGGGCTAGGATTTTAGATCCTCCAAAGCCTCGTACAACTTGCTTGGCAATAAATGCCGTGGCAAGTGTCTTGATCATATTATTTTTTTGAGACATAATGGATTTATTCAGGCCGTCTAATCCGCCCTGAAGGTTTCCACCTAACATTGTTTTCAAATGCGCTCCTGCATCACTTTGTGCCAGGAGAGCTAATCCGGCTCCAGTTTCAATTAATGGAATTGAAAAAGTCTTTTTGGCTCTACTTCTGCGAGCCTTCCTACGTCTTGCTACCATAAACAAATAAGGTTTAATCCATTATATAACTGTATTGGCTTACAGATAATGCTTATATTCCTTATTCTTTAGCAAAGCAGGTGAAACAGAATGACTAAAGACAAATTTCATTTCGGTGCAACCAGCGTAATGCGCGAGGTTCCACCTGGACAGACTGCCGTGATTCAATTCAATGGCAAGCTTGAGGAGATCGAGACAGAATGGGGTGCTAAGATGAAGTATCCTATCCTTCTTTTCTCCCATCCCTCCTACGAATCTATCTCTAAAGAAGGAATAGAAACAGTATGGCAGAGCAATAGCCAGGCATCTAGAGATCTGGCAACAGCATTGGAGCAAGGGATCAAGGAACTCTCCGAAGCTTTCCATAAGAATAAATGGGAGTTAACAAGGACAGAGGAAGGTACTTACTTCCTGGATGTTATACTGTGAAGCGCCGTTGTAATATCTGTCTGCAGTCAAAACAGCATACCCATAGCAAACGTCACAACCAGGCTGTAACAATTTGTTTTGAATGTGAAGCGATCATAAAGCGAATTGTAAATGATGAAGGCGTTAAAATCTAAAACAAAACCTTTTAGACGCATACTAGGAGAAAGGGGAGATTTAGCTCCCTTTTCTTTCTTACCAGCGGTTTGCTCTGTAAGGCATTGTAAAGGATTGAAGTGGCAGGTGGGGTAGGAATGGGTATAAGAAGCGAGTTCGGCCCGTTCAAACCCTTCCTAGCCCTAGTTTTGGACCTGTTTCGGGCTTATTAGAGCCTTTGTCTGCGCTATCTGCAACGTTTAGGAGGTTTCCTAGCCCCTGGCGCTTCATTAACATTTCAGCAACTAACCCCATGATCGGGTTGTCCCTGGTTATTGCTTTGATTGTACTTTGCCCTGTGGCATCATCCATTTTTTTACTAGCAGCTCCTAGTGAACCAAAAAAAGAACTTTGGAACATTTCAAATTTTTCATGTATACGATCCTCAATCTCATTTACAACAGGATCTAGAATAATTAATAGATCTTCATCACTCTCCGTTGATTTTGCCCATTCCACCCACTTATCCTTACTCAGTTTGGCAATGTAATGACTTATTCCAAAATAGAATAATGACCAGGCAATAAAATATCCCAATAATTCTAAAGCTGAGATTACCATTTAATCCTCAAAACATATACATCGCATTTTAGGATAGGTTTCCTTCATACACTCTAAACACCACTCCTCAGCTATCATTCGAATTTGGGTACACAAACCCACTGGTCAAATTGTAGAATTGCTTTCTTCCCTGGTCCGCAATCAGGTCTTAGTCCAGCTTTAGATGTTGGCGGAGTGGGTTCTGTTTTAGGTGAAACAGTGAACCCAGTATCTCCCGCCAGTTTAAGCAACACAAGTAACGATCCTAAATCCATTAGATCAATCCCGTACCCAAGAATTTTTTAGCAGCATATTCCCATAACTGATCATATGTCACACTAACAGGAGCTACAACACCTTTAGGTAAGGGGACAGTTTCGTAACCCTTTCCAGTCAATGGTTTAGATATAACATCAACTGTAAGTTTTCCACCATAAACAGCGCCACTCCACGCTGAACGAACTTCATCAGTCAATGATACACCTACTTCTTCTTCATAATATCCAAAAATCAAATTCAATAACCACCCTGCAAAAGCTGTACCCGCAATTGCTGTAAATGCTGCAATCAGAGTCGGTATAGTCGTTTCATTATCCAGGAGTTTTGTCCAGCGTTCCTCTCTGAAATGTTCATCATAGGCTCGCTTCTCTGCTGCTGTTGCTTTTGTAATATCACCTGAAACAGGATTATAGTAAAATGCCATTACATCATCCTGATCCCTTCGAGTACTGCAATAGCTCCCAAAAGGAATCTAACCAGGAGTTGCTCCCAATTGTAATCTTCGTACATTAACGCCTCTTCGTTTTCCTGAATGCTACAGCCATTTTCTTTAGGTTGATCTTATTGGATCTTGCGTACCGAAAGCGTGGTTTCTTACTGTTAGCCTTAACAAACTTGTTCCAGGCTGATAGTTTACGTTTAGGTTTAGGATTACCAGGTTCATAAGCTCTCCTGGCTGTTTCACGGATCATACCTTTCCTGGTTCCACACTCTGGACAATACTTCATTGGCATTATACCAATCTCATGAATGCTGTTTCAATAGTAGATATATCTCCACTGTTGTTAGTGATCTTAAACTGTAATAGCTTTTGTCCTGCTAAATCATTTTTTAAAATAAATATATTCCACACATCAACAGTTAATGATTCTGCATCATCAACAAAAATATTAACCAGGGGAGCATTCACTACTAGACGTTCAGGTATAGTTCCTTTCAATACTGCGGCTGCATTAACAGGGTTCAGATTAGCAAAACTCTGCGCATCAGGCCCCATTACTGCTTCTATTTTTACATTCCCGCCATTACT